GGGAACTCATTAATTGAGGAAGCTAAGCAGTTTGAGAACGAAGCTAGAGAGAATAAGAAGAAAGCTAACGACCCAAAGAGTTTTGATCAGTACATAGCTGAACATCCGTTCACTCCTCAAGAAGCTACACTTCAAACTACAATCAACATCTTTGATGTTAGCTCATTAAAAGAGCAGTACAATAGAATCAAGGCACATAACCTTGAGAAGAATGGAACTCCAGGAATACTTTATCACAAAGGTGATACTGTAGAGTTTCGCCCAGACCCATCTATCCAACCTGTGCTAAAATTCCCCCACAGAAAGGATGATAATTTAACAGGGGGAGTAGTATTATATGAACCCCCATTCAAAACAAAAGAAGGACTGGTCCCACACAATCTATACGTCATTTGTCATGACCCATATGCACAAGGGAAATCAGCTTCAAATCAGTCCCTCGGAGCTGCGTATGTTATCAAGAGACCGAACAATTTATCTAAACCGGATGACATCATCGTAGCATCTTATGTAGGTCGCCCAGAAACACAAGATGATTACAACAGAATCTTGTTTATGCTATCAGACTATTACAATGCTAAGATTGGGTTTGAGAATGATAGAGGGGAACTTATAGCTTATGCAAAGAGATACAGAAAGCTACATAAGCTACAGGAAGAGTTTGAGATGCTAGATAAACGTGAACTTCAATCTAGAAACGTTAGACGTCAATACGGGATGCATATGACGGAGCAACGTAAACGTCAAGGTGAGCTATATATAAGAGACTGGCTAATCTCACCTAGAGGTCAAGATGAAGATGGGAAATCTAGTTTAAATTTACATCATATATACGATACTGCTTTATTGCAGGAACTTATCAAATTTAATCATAAGGGTAACTTTGACCGTGTCATGGCCTTTATGATTGGGATGTATCATACACGTGAGCTATATAATAAAGAAGTGCTCGAAAGTATAGATGATAGGTCTCAAGATGACTGGTTTGATAAGAATTATAGATAATTTATTAATTTTACGAGGATGTACGCAGGTGCAAAAATACCACAGCAAAGACTTCCTCTAAGGAAGAAAACCCAGAAGTGGAGAGAAGAATGCGTTGATGCGTTCATGGACTTGTCTAAGTTTGGGTTAAGTGAAAGAAGAAACTACCTCAAGTCACTCTACGACTACTACAATGGTGAGATTGATGATCAAGATTATAAGTATGTTCTTAAACCTTATGGTAAGACTAGAGAAAACTTCCCGTCTAAACTTAGGAATTACCCGATCATTAAACCCATTGTGGATTTGTTGCTTGGGGAGAAATCAAAAAGACCGTTAAACTACTCAGTAGTAGTTAAGAATGCAGATTCTGTAAGTCTTAAAGAAGAAGCTAAAAAGAAAAAGCTGACTCAGACTATTGAGCAGATGTTTGTTCAAGAACTTCAGAAGCAACAAAACCCTGAAGCTAAAGAACAACAAGCACAGAATCTTATCCCAGAACAGATATTAGAACAGTTCGAACGAACCTATGTAGATGATAGAGCAATCAAAGGTCAAGCTGCTATCAACTACATTATGTATGATCAAGAGATCTACGATAAGTTTCAAAAAGCATTCTTTCATTATTTAGTAGCTGGGGAAGTATACTCTCATAAAGGGGTTAGACGAAATGAACCATTCTATGAGATTGTTAACCCACTAGATATTGATTACGATAAAGATCCTGATATTGAGTTTGTTGAAGATGGGGATTGGGCAATAGTTAGAAGATACTCTCACGCATCTACAGTAATAGATAACTTTGGGGAGTATTTAACTGAGGAACAAGTACTTGAACTTGAGAACCCAACACAAAACTCAGTTGATTCGTATTTACTCTACAGAGCAGAAGCATCAGGTTCAGATGATAACATCTACAGAAACAGACTAGTTGAAGTAGTTACAGTCTATTGGAAGTCAAGGAAAAGAATTGGGTTTGTGGAGTATGTAGATGAGTTGACTGGGAATGTTGAGCAGTTTGATGTAGATGAACAGTATAGACTACCTGCAGAATTAAAAGCTCAAGGAGCTAAGTTGACTTGGGAGTGGGTAAATGAGGTATGGGAAGGAACTAAGATTGATGATAGATTCTACATCAACATAGTCCCAATAGCTAATCAGCGTACATCATTAGACAATCCATCTACTTGTAAACTCCCAATCAACGGTAGAAAGTATTCTGATATTAACTCTAATAATATCTCCTTAGTACAACTTGGGATTCCTTATCAATTGAACTACAACATCTTTAAGTATAGGATGGAGTTAGCTATTGCAAGGAGTAAAGATATTATTGCGCAGTTTGATATCAACATGATCCCAAAGAAATGGGATATGGATAAATTCATGTACTATGTTGAAGGAACAGGTATTGCATGGGTTGACTACAATAAAGAGGGGGTTATGCTTTCTCCTCAACATCAGTCTGTGCTTGATATGTCGATTAAGACTATTGAGCAATACATCTTACTGCTTGAATCTATCATGCAGGAGTGGGAGAAGATATCAGGAGTTAACAGACAACGTCAAGGAACAATCGGGACATACGAAGGTAAAGCATCAAGCCAACAAGCTATTGTTCAGTCGTCACACATTACTGAAGATCTTTTCCGCAAATTTGCACGCTTTGAACAAAGAGAACTCCAAGGCTTATTGGATTATTCGAAAGAAGCGTGGATAGCTGGGAAGAAAGGGATGTATGTTCTCCCTGATACAACTACTCAATTCATTGACATTGATTCAATGGCTCATATGGAGGCAGAGTATGGGATATTTGTTTCTGATGCAGGTAAAGACCAAGAGAATCTCAGATATGCTAGAGAGATGTCTCAGTCTATGATTCAAAATGGGATGCCAGCATCTGCAGTACTTGAAATGTTTGACAATGAAAGTTTTAGCGGTATTAAGGATAAAATTAAGAAAGCTGAGAAAGCTCAGCAAGAACTTGCTCAAAAGCAACAAGAAGCAGAAATGCAAATGCAACAACAGCAGATGCAAATGCAGCAACGTCAACAAGAGCAAGAGTCTTTAGATAAAGACAAAGACAGACAGAAAGATATTGAGATAGCTCTCATTAATGCTGAAGCTAAAGATCAATCTGATAAGCTAAACTTAGATCTTCAAAAGATGGTACAAGACTTTGAGATCAAACAGAGAGATTTAGATCTTAAGCAACAAGCTTTAGATAAAGAGGGTGACTTAACTCCTGATGGGAAATAATATAACTTGATGGATAACGCAACTCGTAGACAGTTACTGCAAAGACACAAATCTTCTGGATTTAAAGGATCTATCATTGATGTGTTTAGAGCCTATGACCAGGGTATTGATTTGATTGGGCAGTACGAGCAAATGCAAGTTGCAAATACTCAGCAAGAACAACAGCAAGGACTAAGACCTCAACATCAAGCTGGGAATACTAATGCCTCAATGGCATTCCCAAATCAACCCCCTAATGCTTCATTTAACACAGTTGGGATGAAAGCCCCAATTGATATGAAGCAGTTTGATAATAGGGGTAACTTAGTTATGTCTTATGATAAAGTCCCTCCCGGAGTTACAGACTTAAAGATGAGCTCACAAGGAGGAACAGTAATTGAGACTCCTGCTAAGATGCAGAGTGGGGGAGTTAAAAAATATCAGACTGGGAGTTTTGTAGCAGAGAGTACTTATAGACCTAATTATGGGGAGCAAGCGTTTTTAAACCAACTTAACACTGCACCGATACAAGAAAGAGTTTTAACTACTAACCAAGAGTTTCAGGGAGCTATAACTCAAGCTCCAGACGAAGATCCAGAGACTATGCCTGTGTACAAAATGCTAGCTGAACCAATGAAGGCATTAGAGTACTGGCGATCTGATTACAATAGGGAAAGAGGAATACCAACTCAGGCTGAATGGGATGCTTTTGGGGATAGAAACCCATACGACTTAGCTACTTCAATGTACAATCCTGCGCAGATGGCTGTCGACTACTCTGAAAATGGAGCATTTGCAACCTTGCCTGGATTAGCTACTGCAGATGATTTAATTAAAGCTGCAGGCACATTTAAAAATTATGGTATAACTAATGCACACGAAGCTGGTCAGTTAGCTTATAATTTAAGAAATGGGAGAGTAGAGGGAGTTGCAGAAGAATTAGCTAATGCTGGATCAGTTATAAACCAAGGTGCAGCTAACGCTAAACAATTTTATCAAGATGCAATACCTGCATACTCCCCATATACATCAGGTAGTTACTATTTAAATAGACTTGCAGATAACACTCTTGCAAGACATCCTGAATTAGCAGCAACATATAAACCTGGGATGATGGGCTCACAGGCTACTATTAATGCAACTGATGATTTTGCAGAAAGGTATTTAACTTCTTATAGAGGAGTAAGAGCAAATAGCCCCGAACAAGCAGCAGAATATTTGACGTCCCCTTTTGGGAGAGGTAATAGAGCATTTGGGGAGGGAATATATTCAGCCCCAAATCCAGAAGCTGCAATGCAACATGGAGATTATGTAGGACAATTACTAGCAGATCCCCAGTTTGTGCGAGGGCAAGATCCTAGATATACTATGGGAAGAATTGACCATTTAAGAGTTGAAGGTGGTAAGCACAGACTAGGACTTCCTAGCATGTTGGGAAAAGATACTTATGACCAAATTTCAAATGCATTGCAAAAAGGAGCAGATCTTAATAGAGATGTTTCAGAGATTTTAGGAACTTCTAATGCAAGCAGTTTCCTTGCAAGTAAAGGTTATGACATCCCTGACTTTAGAACAGGGTTTATGGATGATGCAGGACAAAGAGTTCAAAGGGGTACAACCGAAGGAAGATTAAAACCTAAGCTAGTACAAATGGGAAGAGCCTCTGAGTTTAAACCTACTGTACAAACAATCTGGGATGATCTTAATAGTGGGATAGATTACAGAGATCCTACCCAATTATTTTTTAAAGAGCAAGGTTTCAAAAAATACGGAGGAGTACGTAAGTATCAAACTGGGGGACAGATAGATAATACAAGAGTTGCTACTCCACAACCACCTCAATATCAATTAAATCCGCTTCCCCCATCCCCATACAGAGATCAGGGAACTATAACCCCAGATAAAAGTTCCTTTAATGCTTGGAGAGATGAGGATTCTTTATTTGAGAATGCTGTAGAATTTTTTGATCCTACTGGAATTACGTCATGGGATGACGCTAGAAGAGCGTATAACTCTATGAAAAATAGAGGAGCATCTATCCCAAACTTAGATGAAGGATTAGATATGTTTGGGGCTATACCTCTTTTTGGGAGAGCAAAATTAGGAATCAACTTAGCTAAGGGAGCAGCTAAAAGATCTAAGGACGTTGTAAATGCAGCTAAGAAAGGATATAACTACTTAACAAAAGGTAGTGACATAATTAATAGAGTAGATGCTATTGAAGATGAAGTTGGATTCTTAGATAAAAAACAGTTTGGGGGAATTAAAAAGCATCAAACTGGGGGACAAGTAGATACCTTGTATGTAAACACTCCTGACCATCCTCGTATTCAACAATATGCAGATAGTTCATACGCTTACAATATGGGATTGCAGGGACAAGCAAAAGCAGTAGCAGAATCTCAAAAACTGCTAGATGAGTACAACAATAGAAATAAGTTTACTGGGTCTCATAAAGCTTTTGGACAAACATCTAGCATAAATACTAATACCTCAAATACTATAAAAGGGCTTCAACCATCTAGTACACAGAAAATTAACTACATGGCTCCAGCTCCTTACGACCCTAGTATTAATGTCCCAGTTAAAATCCCAGTACCAGGTCCTAATACTTTTCAGTCAGGTATAGTATATAGCTTATGGGATAAACCTAAGCAACCAGTTGTTTACAGACCTGAGTTACAACAGATGGATAAAATTAACCCATCTGCAATTTCCCAGTCTACTCCTAATGCTTCATTAAAGCCTGTGGGTAAGTACGTTAATAGTACTCGTCCACCTCAAACTATGTATAAGCAAGACCCTAGTGTTAGTACAGGACAGTACCCTATTGGGGAATACTTATGGGATAGTAATAGTAGAAGATGGAAGACAGATACTTGGGACACAGAGATGCAGAAAGCATCTAGAGAGCTAGCTATTCCTAGAGGATATAAATTAGGGGGAATTAGACGTAAGTGACATATTATAACGACAGTTGTAATATAATCTTAAACAAATAAACTAAATCACAAATTAAATACTTTTGAAAAATGGATACTGAAGATCGCAAGTTAGACATTAGCGCTATCTCCTTTGACGATATGTTAGGGGATGGGCTTGCCAGTGTTCCGGATGAACCAACACAAGAACCTGAGACTCAGGTTGAAGAAGAAGTTGTTGAAGAAGAGCTTGAACTTGAAGAAGAAGAATCAGAAGAGTCAGAAGACTACGAAGAAGATGAATCTGAGTTTTCTGAAGAAGACTCAGCAAGAGAAGGAGTTATTTTCGAAATAGCTAATACTCTTGGGTTTGAGCTTAATAATGAGTACGACGATACTGTAGATGGGTTGACAAACTTTGTAAGAGATATTAGTCAAGAAGCAGCTGAGGAACAATTGAATCAGTTGTTTGAGCAATATCCTGAAGTTCAACAACATCTAGATTATTTGATGTCTGGGGGTAACTCACAAGAGTTTATGCAGGCTTACAACCCACAAGTAGATTTTGGGTCAATTGATATTGCAGAGGAAGACGTCAATACACAACGAGCAGTATTAGCTAACTACTTTCAAAGTAAAGGCCACGATGATGAGTTCATTGGGGAAATGCTTGAAACATTAGAAGCTAATGGTAAGCTGTTCAGTAAATCTGAATTTGCTCGTAATGAGTTAGCTCAGTATCAAGAACAAGTTCGTCAAGAAATGTTTGCGCAACAACAGGCAGAATTTCAGCGTCAAGCACAAGAAGCTGATCAATTCTGGGAAGATGTTGCAAACAAGATTGAGCAAGGAAATGAATTCGCAGGTATTCGTATCCCTGATAGACAAAAGTCTAAATTCTTTGAGTACATCTCTGAGCCAGTAGGTCCTAATGGGGAGACTCAAAGAGATTTAGATTATCAGGAATCTGATATTGATATGAAACTTGCTATGGATTACTTAGTGTTCTCAGGGTTTAAGTTAGATGATCTCATTGATACTAAGGCTCGTACTAAGAGTGTACAGTCTTTAAGAGATCGTATCTCAAACCAAGAAGCACAAGTTAAAAATGCTAGAAAAGCACAGCGTCGGTCAAGGTCATTTGATCCAGATGATTTAGACATTAATGCGCTTTTACAATAAAAACAAAAACTAGAATATCATGGCTTTACAACAAGTCTTAAAGACTTATTACAATGATCAGCAGATGACCGACACTAACTCGTTGGTCAATGCTTTGATGGAGAAACCACAAGAACTCTCCCCAATTATTACTCACTTGGCAGGTCGCGAAGAGAAGAAGTTCCCACTCTCTTTCTTAACAGAAGGTGTAGGTAATGTTCGCTCTATTGATCGGTTTGAGTATGAGTACAGAGTTAAGACTCACGAAGTTAACGTACGTCCTGTAGTTACCGCAGTTGGTAACGGTGCAGGAGGTAGTTACTTTACTGTTACTTTCCCTGACAAGTGGTTTGTATTCCCTTACACCTTAGTATCTCAGTCTGGGGTATTGGCTCGTATTATGGAGCAACCAACCCCTGATGCAGGTGGGTATAAGTACACCTTGAAGATTGTATCTCCTGATGTATCATCTATTGATAGTGCAGATACAGCTGCAGGTGCATTGTGGGGTATGCTCTACGCTAACGTAGGAATTGATTTCTCTCGTGGTAATGCATCTAACTGGAGTGCTCCTGGTCTTGTAAGAAGTAAAATCGGTACAGTTCGTAAGTCTTACCACTTTGCTGGTAATGCTAAGAACTACGTAGCTGAGTTTACTCTCCCAATGAAAGAGGGCTCTACTACTAAGTTGTGGATGGACTACGAAGAGTATCGTCACATGCTCAAGTTTAAGGAGGAGTGTGAGATGTACTACTGGTATGGTCAGAAGACTTATGATGATAAGGGTAACAACCAAATGCTCGATGAGAACGGTCAACCAGTTATTTCTGGTCCTGGTTTGTTCGAGCAAATCATCAACAAGGACACTTACTCTACTTTGACTCAAAAGAAGATTGAGGATGTTATTGGTGACTTGTTCTACGGCATGACTGATGCTACAGATAAGCAAGTTACTCTCTACACTGGTGTAGGTGGTGCACGTGAGTTTGATAAGGCTTTGCGTGATTACTACAAAGCTGATACTAACTCTTACCTTCGAACTACCGAATCTAAGTTCATCACTGGTAGCGGTCGTAACCTCGGTATCACTGGTTACTTCACTTCTTACGACCACATTGATGGTCACAGAGTGAACGTAGTAAAAGTTCCTTTGTTCGACCATGGCCCAGTTGCTCAAGCTTCTATGAAGCACCCAGAGTCTGGATTGCCACTCGAATCTTACCGTATGGTATTTGTTGACCAGTCTACTTATGATGGAGAAAATAACCTCCAGATGATTAATAAGAAGGGTCGTGAAATGATGCGTTGGGCTGTTGCTGGTTCAGTTGTTCCAAAAGGATTTACTGAAACTGACACTCGCGCTAGTGATATAGACGGTGCATCAGTACACATGTTGAAAACAGCTGGTATCCTGCTTCGCAGATTTGATACTAGCTTAGATCTTCAGTGTGTAGCATCGTAATTTGTGTTTGGTTTGCAAGGGGGACGACTGCAACGGCGGTTGTCCCCCATTAACCATAAATAGGGAGTTATTCTTAATCCATAAATAAAAGAACAATGCGCAAAATTATGATCAGACGCAAGGAGGTATTAAACCATCTCCCAAAAGAAATTAGAGCCACTGCTAAAATTAAGATTGGTTCTATCTATGTTAATCGTCAACCACTCAAGGGTTTAGACGAGCATGAGTCTCATAGACTCTTGAGTAAACTTTTAGATGTCCCCCCAACTCACCCAGATTGGCCAAAGGCTGAGAAGAATTTTTGGGCATCAATGTCATTGAAAGTCCCATTTGAGGGAGTAGAGTTAGATATCTCAGTAGATGAAGATACTAACGAGCCCAATAACTTAATGGACTACATTACTTACAAGTGGTGTCAAAAGCATCGCCAAGTAGCAACTTCTGAAGAGGAGATGAAATCTAATCCTGCTAAGAAGTTCTACATCTACGATCCAGAAATTGACCTCGTTAAGAAGAACGCTAAGGTTAAGATGAGTAAAGATGCTGATAGAGAGTTTATTAAGATCAGCTCTGACGTAGAAAAGATGAGACGGTTGCTTCGAGTATTGTCTAAGGGATCTAAACCAGATTCATTATCAGAGCTTGAAGTAGAGAATCAATTGTACGATATTAAGAACTCTTCCCCAGATAGATTCTTGAAGTACTCACTCGACAAAAACTTAGATGTACGTGCTGAGATTGAAGAGATGATTGAATTAGGGGTACTTAGAACAATAGGGAATCAAGTAATCTACGGAGATGAAACTATTGGGGAGACTCTTACGGATGCAATTGTGTACTTTAATAACAAGAAAAGATCTGGGCAGATTAATGCTATGAGAGCTCAGCTTAAGGAACTTAAAGTATAATGACTATAGAAGAGATGCATATAGCAGTCAACCTGGGGGTGCAAAAAATTGCATCTTTCCAGGTTGACAATCTCTTGCCTGAAGAGATTGACCATGAGCTTAATATAGCTATGGAGAGATTCATCAAGCAGAGATATTCCCCAAATGGGAATAAGTATCGTGATGGATTTGAGCAATCTCAAAAAAGAATTGATGACCTCAGAAACTTAGTTGTAGATAGGAGGTTAAAAGCATTTTATGTAGGGGAAACATTAACTGGATTTGAGGTAGACAGAGTTGCATTACCTATGGACTACATGTTCTTAGTTAATGCTATTCAAGAAGGGTATTATAGTTGCTTAGGTAGTATTGAGCACATAACAAGTACTGCCTCATTTAAGGTTGTAAACATATCAATGTCCCCTCCTGTAGATGGGGCAATACTGACTGAGATATTAGTAGACGATACAGCTATCATATCCAACAGTAATGGTATGAACATGCAGTATGTCACTAATATCAACAACTATGACTCAACATACAGAAATAACATAGCTGTAGTTAACTCTCGTCCTGATATAGTTAATACCTCAGTTGCAGCTACCTTAAATCAGTTTACTGATTTTGAAGCTACCCCAACAGTAGATTCTAATACGTTGAAATTACTGCTAGCTACCTCATCTTTTGGACAAGCTGATACAATAACAGCTAAGTGGGTAGCTGATGGAAATACTTATCTTCAGGAAACTACATTACCAACTGTTGTACACACCATAACATCTAGAGAACCTTTGCAAGGAGTTGGGACTGCTAGCAAAGAACGTATGTGGTATGTTCAACATGATGATCTGTACAGCATATTGTACGATCCATTTAATACTAGTACTTACGATAAAATTAAGTTTACGATTCAAGAAAACTTTATTGACGTACATAGTGATAATACTTTTTTCACTACATTTGTTACTATTAAATACATTAGACAACCTAAACAAATGGATTTTAATCTAGGAGTTGGTTGTGAATTGCCACAACACACTCATCAAGAGATTGTGGAAATGGCAATACAAAGCATACTGGAGGCTATTCAAGACCCGAGGTATAACACACAATCTAGGGAAGTCCTAGAGAGTGAGTAATTTTATGTTTAATCCCAATAAAAATAATTAACTAAAAATGGGAACTAACTTATCACAAGTATTCATTTTAAACAATGGAAACTTAATTGCACCTGGAAGTGATGGTGATGACTCTTTTGTAGATGCTGGATCTGCCCAAGTAGGAATTTGGAACACTACAAAATATGGAACTAATGATGACCAGTGGATTAATACCAAACTGTACGCAACTACTGTAGCTGAGGTAGATACAGCAGCAGCTGTAGACGGTACCCCAATTGTAAATCCTCTTTGGTTGTATTCTCAGATTCAATTTGTTCAAGGGACAGCAAACAACCCAATTGCTACTCCCATCATTAACACTAGTCAGATTAAGTCTATAGAGTTTTCACCATTTGAAGCATCTACTAGACATGCAGGCACAGTAACTTTTGCACTTGACGATGCAGGCGATGATTTGAATGTTAAGTTCATTATTCGCAATACTCCTACTGCTCATTTGAACTTTACAAATGATAATCCTGGATTGATTGATCTTAGTGGAAATAATTTTGATTTCCCTCTTGGGAGTTTCAATACTACTAATCACAAGGCAATTAATATTGGAGCAACTGGAGCAACTGCAACAACTGCAGGGGATGACTTAGTGGCTAATATTCAAAACTCCCCAGTATTAAATGCGTTGTTTACAGCATCTAACACTACAGGAGTAGTTACAATTACTGCAAGGCACGCAGGAGTTGTATTTGATATGATTGCACATAACAATACAGATGATACTGTTCCTGTAGTATCTAACGCAACTGCAAAAGCAAAAGTTGGAGTTGGGAATGCATGGCAAGTTCTTGGAGAAGAAATTCGTTGCAGAAGCCGTTATGGTAACTTCAACAGAATGTACTTCCCAGATCCTGTAGCTACTTATACAAATACTACTTACAAGTATCACAAAGTAACTATTGAGTACGCAACAAACTGGCCATCATCTACAGGTATTGCACCTGCAGGTGAATTAAACCAAGTTGTTATTTATGCAGCAGATTCTAGCACAGCTATGGCAGCAGGAGATACTACAATTGATGCAGCATTTGCTCTTCCAAATGTTACTGGACAGCACAAGTTTGTTTGGTGATAACTAACTAATAGAATAGGGACGGGAAATAGGTCTCGTCCCTATTTTTTAAATTTTAACTACTATGGCATCTGCAGAAGATATAAGATTTTTAAACTTATCAACTAATTGTACTTCAATTGCTGGTAGGATAACTGATGGAGAATTATTAGATCAGTTTGGGAGTGCTGTAGATGCTAGTGATATCCTGAAGGTATTTATTACTGATGGAGTCACGACAGTATATTTAGAAGGGGATAGTTTAGATGGTAGCGTATCTGGAGAGTTAACTTTTGTATACACATCCCCTACCCCATTTGTTGGGTTAGTATCTGTAGAGTTACATGACAATGTCAATATAAATTACAATATTGACGGCGAGGCACCATCTAATGAGGATGATGCAGATACTACATTGATACAGACACTGTATACAATAGCCCCTTGTCAGATTGATTGCTGCATTGCTAAACTTGTAGATGCAGCTATAGAATGTACTTGTAAGTGTGACAAGTGCAAAGAGGACTTACTTAGAGCTGAGAAAGTCTTCTTAATGTTACAAGCAGCTAAGTTTGCTGCTGAACAGGAGAGTAACCCTGATCATGCCGATGATATGTATAACAAAGCAAGTGCTCTGTGTACAGAGGTTTGCGCATGCGGATGCTAAATGAAAAGTTACTCAAACAATCAAGAGATTGTAACAACGCTAAATGCTCTTAGAACATGTATTGACAGACGTCATTACGGTTTGTACAAAAAGATTATTGGGGGAGTAAAGTGTGATACTACTGAGCAAGTAAAGCTAAGTTTAATGGCTTACCTACTCATTGAGTATCAACGTAATGATGAGACTTGCTTAGAGCAATCTTCATCTAAAGAGGGGTGGCAAATATTGAATAGATTCATTGCTTATGTAAAAGCTGAATGCAGAGATTGCATTCAAACTTACGCCCCTAGTACAGCAGGGAATGCTGGAACATTAGGTATTCTTCCCCCAGTAGAATACAACTTTGTAACTCAGTCTGGGGATACAATTATCACTCAGTCTGGGGGTACTATTCAAAAATTATGACGAATGGCTAACGTAACAATAAATAGCTTAACACAAATTAATACTGGGGACTTAACTAGCAGTCATTACTTCATTGCTGATGATGGGAGTTCAACAACTAAATTCCCAGCATTAAGTGCAGTAATTAAAACTATCTCTACTACTGGAGCTGGGAGTCAACTGATTAAATCTTTTGGGTTAGGGACATTAGCTCAGAGAAGTATTGTTGGGGGTACTGGGATTACAGCTACTCAGAATACTGATGATATAACTTTGAGTGTATCTCAAGGAGATATAAACATCAATAACTTAGCTGGGAGTTTAGACTTAAGTACAGCTGATAACTCTAGTTCATTATTCTTGACAAGTGTTAACTTAGCATCTAACGTAACTGGGGTACTTCCATTAGCTAATGGTGGGACTGGGAAGTCGTCATTCTTAGCTAACTCTGTTATTCTTGGGGGTGCAGTACTTACAGAAGCAGTATTAGATGCTAATCTTGAAGTTTTAGTAGGGACATCTAATGGTCCTGAAACAAAGACATTACAAGCCAGTTCCCCAATTACTGTAACTCAAGACAATGTAGCAGATACTCTGACTATAGGTTTTAATAAGGGGGATTACATTGAGCAAAATGATAATGCTGTACTTGGGAATGTAACTGTTAATGAGTTGACTGTAGGCTCATTAATTGCATCTACTGCAGGGGCAGTAACTCAAGCTACATCATTATCTACTGCTGTATCACTTAATGCTGTAGCGGGGAGTATCACATTGTTTGCTGCAGCTATCACTGCTAACACAAATACTCAGTTTACAGTTAACAATAGTGCTGTAACTTCTACCTCTGTTATCTTCTTAAGTAGAGAGTTTCAAAGTAATGTAGCAGCTAATAATGGGGTACACGTTAGCATTGCTAGTGTAAGTAATGGTAGCTTCAACATTAACATTACTCATACTGGGAACCAAGATGCTGCATCTATAGTTAGAAAGATTCATTTCTTCGTATTCGGATAATAAACTCAAAACCAAACACTTATGGAGTATATTACTATCACAAACCAAGATCTAGTTAACCTTTACAAAGGACTAGAAGATGTTAAATCTGTTAAAGGGACTAGATTCTCAATCTTAGTAGCTAAGAATCTTAAAGAGATTTCTCAGCAACTCAAAGAATTAGACAGTCTAGCTACCCCCACTCAAGAGTTTATTGAGGTATCTGCTAAAGTACATAAGCTTGCAGAAGAGAATAATGAGGAAGAGATTAAAAGACTTGAGGTAGAACATGCTGATTTGATTGAGGAGCGTAGAAAGCAAATAGAGATTGTAGAAGCTCGTATGCAAGATGAGGTCAATATTTCTATCGAAACTATCAGAGAAGATCAACTACCTGAAGATTTAACATCAGATCAAATACTCCCGCTACTTCATATAATTAGATGACTGATCTTAAGTACATAAAAGAGTTTTTAAATGAGAACCCTGGCTATATTAAAGTCGGGGCTTCTCGTTTATCTCAACGTCTTAAGTGTTCTGAGGAAGAAGCTAAAATTGCTTTGAAGCAAGCTAGGGGAGTAACAAATGAGAATACTAACGAGAACAGCACTGTACTTACAGAGTTTGAGAAGTTTTTAGATCTTAGTAAGATTTCTCCAGACGACGTAGTCAGTGTAAAGTTTTGGCAAACACAATCAGGAGAGCCTCGCTTTTCTGTAGTTACAAAGAATGATGTACAGACTAAGTATGATTACAAGCAAGACATTATAGACTTTGCTGAATCATACTCATCATCTAAAAGTGTATACACTTACAACATCCCAGCCCCAAATCCTGTAGTATATGAAGTATCTCTCCCAGATATACACTATGGGAAGTTATCAGGATTAACGCTGGATGAAATTGAGGATCAATTCTTAGAGGTCATTAAAGACTTAATGATCAAAGCTCAAGGTCTCAATATAGAGAGGATACTTCTCCCAATAGGGAATGATGGTATGAACTCAGAGGGTATGAGACAATCTACCACGAAAGGTACTCCTCAACATGATTCAGCAGGTTGGAAGGAAACGTTCAGAGGTTATTGGAGATTGATTGTAAAAGCTACAGACTATCTACTATGCTTTGCTCCAGTAGATATAGTAGTTGTCTCAGGTAATCATGACTATGAGAGAATGTACTATGCTGGAGATGTATTAGCTGGATGGTATAGAAATCATCCTAACGTCACAGTAGATAACTCAGATTCTTCTCGTAAGTACTACATGTATGGGAAGAATATGATTATGTTCACACACGGGGATAATGAAAAGCCTCAAGACATGCCATTGATTATGGCTACTGAACAACCTGAAATGTTCTCAAAAACTGAATTCAGGGAAACTCACTGTGGGCATTTTCATAAGGAGCAAGTAAATGAGTACAGAGGAGTAAAAGTTAGATTCCTCCCATCAATATGTCCTAATGATGAGTGGCATAAGAAGATGGGATATGATTCCAAAAGAGCTGCACAGGCTTATATATGGAACAAGTTCAAGGGATTAGAAGGTTACATACAATCTAATATTAATTAAAATGTTTGAGGAAGACTTTGACGACGAAGACATTGAGATCACCCTTGAGGAAGAGATTGAAATGATAGATGCAGCCTATAATAATGCATTTAAGTTTGTAACTAAACGATCAACAATCTCAGAACTAATGGCTGAACAAGAGGATATATTGTTCCTCCCGTTTGACCCTGATGTACCTGAGACTGTGGACATGATACTAGATGATATGATAACTTATTTTGAGGATGGGGAAGAGTATGAAAAATGTTCTGAGCTAGCTCAAATTAAGAAAGAACGGAACTTATGACTTTAGATGAGCTGGCGTACAATATCTTAAACTTGCTTCGGGCTGGGAGAACCAGTAACGATGAGTACATCTCATTGTCTCAGATTAAGTTTAATATTAAGCATTACAGAGCAATGTTCATTAGAAGGGACTTTGCTCGTAATGGATTAATTACTAGACACTTAGAACAAGATTTAGGATGTCTAGATATGATTAAAGTAGATGCCAGCAAATGCTGTGATTTACAGCTAGACTGCCCAATATACAGATCTAATCTCCCTATCCCTAGGACAGTTAGATTAAACTTTAGGGAATCAATAACATATACTGGTGCAGTTAATGGGACACAACGTATCCCAATGGTTGAACCTTATGAGGTAGATTATCTTCAGTATGATAAGTTTACTAAGAATAACCCTAAAGTATTTATGATTGAGGACTATATGTATTTATATAATCCTAGTGGTATTGAAAAATTAAATGTTAGGGGTATATTTGAAGATCCAGAAGAATTAAGTAAGTATGGTTGTGGGGGAGGTTCTTGCTATGATAGCTCATCCCCATTCCCCTTACCAGCTGATATGGTAGCAGCTATATCTTCTGGGTTAATTAATGGAGAGTTAAAACTGTTATTATCTCCATTCAATGATACAGAGAATAACAGACAACAAGATCAACAACAATAATCATGGCATACAATACAACTACAGATAGAATTTTAGATAGATCTAAAACTGGGATTGAAGAATCACTTGGGAGATGTGGTGCTCAACTTCTTAGCGATGCTGAGACCACAGGTAAGTTCAGAGCTCTTCAATTTATAGCTGCTGCAGCAATTACTACAGTAGGGTCTTTAACTCTTACATCAATTTCAATTCCAGCAGGTACAGTTCTTTACGGAGAGTTTACTAGTGTAACCTCAGATACTGCTGATGCAGTAATTGCTTATAATGCTTGTAAGTAATGGCTACCCCAGCTTGGCAACGCAAAGAAGGTAAGAACTCTCAAGGTGGATTAAACGAAAAAGGGAGAAAGTCTTATGAACGTCAAAACCCTGGTTCTGACCTTAAAGCACCTCAACCTGAGGGAGGGAAGAGAAGAAACTCATTCTGCTCAAGAATGTGTGGACATAAGCGTAGAAATACAAAATCAGAAAATGCTAGAGACCCTAACTCTAGAATCAACAAAGCGTTACGCAAGTGGAAGTGTGGGTCTTGTTCTAACTGGGATTAATAAATAGAAACAATGTTTGAAGATCTATCAACATATCAAATCCTCATGGTCGCAGGTTCCTTGATAGGGATCTACATTAAGCTCAAGATTGATCAAAACAATATTGATGCAAAGCACACTGCACAAATTGGGGAACTTAGACTTCGCCTTAAGGCACACGAAGATCAAACTGATGATATTAAGCGTAAGCTTGAGACTTTAATTAAAGCAGTAGAGGAAATTAAACTTCTCTTGGCTAGTAATCAAATTAAATAACTAAGAAGTAATGAGATATAAAATGAAAGCTGGGGGAAAGAAAAAACCCAGTAATAAGATGCAAATGGGGGGTAACTTCATTGAGCCTGATAAAGAGCTGAAGTTTGGGGGTTCTAAAATGTACCAAACCGGAGGAGGTATGGGTTCCGCAGGTAAACAAGCAAACTACGGATCTAGAAATAAAGCTGCAGAAGCAAAAAATAAAGCAGACAATGATTTACTGACTGTTTCAGAAAAGCTCACTTTGTCTTATGAAGAAAAACAAAAGAAAATTGCAGAGCGCAAAGGTACAGGAAAGGTATCAGTTACACCTATACAAAGATCTACTGCCAGAAGTGAAGCTGCTCGACAGCTTAGAGACAAAAAAGCTAAAAACAAAGAGGCTGCAGAATTTTACACTAGAGGTCAAGTAGGTACACCTAAAAAATCTACAAGTAATACTGCTACTAATAAGCCAAAGCCTAAAGCGGCACCTACTGCTTTACAAAGCAAATCTGCTCCTAAAGCCAGCTCTGATAATAGACCAGGTCTTGCAACAGCTACTCCTAAAAAGATGGAGAAGAGATCTGCACCCGATTCTAATGATTCACGTCCAGGGCTTGCTAAGTCTACTACTAAAAATGTAGCACAAAGTGCTCCTACATCTAAAAAGGCTAGTCGTATAGATAGTAGAGCTGAGAAAGTAACTGACCGCAAGTCTAAAGATCGTATGGCTACTAAAGCTGCTCGTATCAATAAGCGTGCAGATCGTGTAGAAGCTAGGAAAGAAAAGAAGTCAGAAGTTACTGCAGCTAAGGCTAGATTGAAAGCAGCTAGACGATTGCAGACTGGGGGATTGAAAACCCCATCTGAAGATCAAAAGGGATTGAAGAAGCTCCCTACTGCAGTACGTAATAAAATGGGTTATAAGAAATCTGGAGGTAAATACTAATTCAGCTTGTACAACTTAAAAGACATATATAGACACTATAGTGAGACTACTAGTGCTCCAGTAGATAGAACTCTGCACAGAGATATATGTGAAGAGTTTAATATAGAAATTATTAATCACATACTCGAAGGAGGAGTGTTTAATATGAAGAGCAATCTAGCTTACTTGTCTATAAGATGTATAGAAAGAAACCCTCGTAAACCAACAGTAGATTGGTGGGAGAGTAATAAGTACAAAGCAGAATTATTAGCTGAAGGAAAGAAACTATATGATAGCAATACTGGGGAGGGTGAACAGTGGTTAATCTACTACACCGATCCCTGGTATTGCAAATTTCATTGGGAGAAGCATAAGTGTAAAATCCCAAACAAAACAGCCTATAGGTTCACCCCAACAAGAGGACTTAAAGGAAATAAAGAAAAGCTATCTAAGCTACTCAAAGAAGATGATCTCGCATACCTAAGATTTAAGCATCATGGCAATATATAAGAATACATCTAGCAAAACGATTGTTCGTAAAATAATGCGAGATCTCAACCCTACTGGAGATAACTGGGTTGAGGATGCAATTGAGTGGATTGGGGAAGCACTAGAACATATTGGGGCTTCCCCTCAATTAGTTACTAAGACTTGTGTTTTAGATATTAAGGAGTATCAAGCTGTACTCCCTAATGACTTATACTACATCAATCAAGTAGCTATCAACTCAAGTAGTGAAGCTGAGTCTATAGCTACTCAGATGGATGAAATCAGAGACCAGCTTAACAATATCTTAGAAGGGGAGAATGATTATGAGCTCAATAGAATCAATGCAAGGCTGCATGTACTAGAGAGTCAATACTCAGCATCTGGGCAAGTACAAGTATTATCTTACTGTAGTACTAACTTTCCTAAAAGTATTCATTGTGAGAATTGTGTTAATGAGAATGCAGTTTATTTAGACTGCTACTACATTGATAATGATAGAATTAAAACATCATTTTATAATGGGAAGGTATGCCTAAGCTATACTGCATTTCCCTTAGATGATGATTGTTACCCGCTAGTACCAGATGATATCTCATTCAAGGAAGCTATGTTCTGGTATGTATACAAGAAGATGCTTCTTGGGAGAGGGGAAATAGCAGATAATGGGATTGATTACGTATTTGCTGAACAGCAATGGAAATACTACTGTACTCAAGCTCGTAATGCAGCTAACTTCCCAGACATTGATAGATACGAAGCATTTATGAATCAATGGGTTAGGCTTATCCCTAACATCAATAGACATGATGAAGGGTTTGCTAATCTCAGCACAAGAGAGAGTTTAGACAGAACTAGTTATGACTACATAACTACAACTTCAGGATTTAAGTCTAGAGGAGCAGCTACTTCTAAAGTAACTAAGGAGGTAACTAGTAGTAGAGTTACATTTAAAGATAATACCGTACAGACTGGAGCTGTATTTATTAATCCACTACAGCTTAAGTTCCCTCAATTAACTGATATTATTAAAGATGAAGGGTCTTACCCAATAGAGTTTGTGGGAGATTCTGTGACATTCAATAACTTATCAGCTACTACTAATATTGAAGTACAGTTTGATATTATAGGAACATCATCTGGAGTAGATAACGTAACTGTAGAAGTGTTTGCAAATCAAACCATACTAGAAACATTTGAGTTTACTACTACTACAAATACAGCTACTACATTCTCAGGAGTTGCTAATAATACAGCTGGGGATTTAGAATCTGTAAATATTTATCTCAAGATAAATACAACAAACAGTTACTTAGTAAATACAGTACTTAAGAACTTAACTATCAAGATAGGATAATTATGGCAGTGCAATTAAGAATATATGATGAAGGTGGTTCTAAAGTAGTTGCTGCCTATGATGATAATAAATTATTAGGAGAATCCCCATACACTTCTGAGAGATTAGTAGCTACATCAGCAGGGGATAACACTATCAATATTTCTGATACTATCACTAACAATGTGATATTTGGGAATATTAGATATACAGATATTAAGACTTGGGATAATAATACGTGGGGAACTACTAAGGCTTTAGCTATCTCAGCTCTTAATGAGTTCTTTAGAATTACTCCGTTTAATATCTCAAATGTTAAAGGACTAACTAATCAGAGTGGGTATATATTCATTAACAATGAATCTAAGCCTGGTACTGTAGAGTTACTCCCTGTAACAAATGATGGAGAGCAAGGTCCTCAAGGATTTAGTGCATTTGATATATGGATTAACCAAGGTAATCTTGGGAGTGTAGAAGACTTCTTAAACTCATTAATTGGACCTCAAGGACCTCAAGGCCCGACAGGCCCAGCAGGTCCAATAGGACCTAAAGGAGACCAAGGCGCTCAAGGTGCTCAAGGTATTCAAGGACCAATTGGGGCAACAGGACCAACTGGTCCTCAAGGCCCTCAAGGTCCACAAGGTGAAGATGGGACAAGTATTACAATCCTTGGGTCATTAGCCAATGAATCAGAACTTCCTGCAACAGGTAACTTAGGGGAGGGGTATTTAATTGTAGGAGATCTCTATATCTGGAATGGGGGTGCATGGGAAAATGTAGGTACTATTCAAGGTCCTCAAGGAGAGCCAGGATTAGATGGGGAAACTCCTACTCTTACTATCGGGACAGTAACTACTGGGGCAGCTGGGACACAAGCAACTGCTACAATTACTGGAACATCCCCAAACTTAGTCTTGAATTTAACTATCCCACAAGGTCAAGATGGGGTAGATGGAGTAGATGGGGCTAATGGTACTAATGGGGTAGATGGACAATCAGCTACAATAACTGTTGGGGGAGTAACTACAGGTGCTGCAGGAACTAACGCAACAGTAATAAATGCTGGTACTGGTCCTGATGCAATATTCTTTTTCACAATCCCAAGAGGATTCCCAGGAACTGATGGTACTAATGGAACTGATGGTACTGATGGGTTAACTGCTTATGAGATTGCACAAAATGCAGGTTTTTCAGGTACAGAAGCTGAGTGGTTAACATCATTGAATGGGGTAGATGGGATTAATGGGGTAGATGGGACAGGATTTACAGGTGGGAGTTATGACTCTAATACAGGAGTTATAACATTCACTAGTGATGACGGATTAGGGTTTACTACAAATGATCTTAGAGGTACTGACGGGACTAATGGAACAAATGGAGTAGATGGGGACTCAGCTTATCAAATAGCTGTTAATAATGGGTTTGTAGGAACTGAGCAAGAATGGTTAACTAGCTTAGAAGGTACTGATGGTATTAACGGAAGTGATGGACAGTCAGCTACTATTGTTGTAGAATCTACAACTACAGGAGAACCTGGGACTAATGCTACAGTAGTTAATGCTGGTACTAGTTTAGCTGCTAGCCTTAGATTTACTATCCCAAGAGGGGCTACTGGAGCTCAGGGTATACAAGGAGAGCAAGGGATACAAGGACCTCAGGGAGAACAGGGAATTCAAGGTATACAGGGTATACAAGGCCCTGCAGGTAATGATGGGAATACAATTCTTTATGGGGCAGTAGACCCTACAACAGAAGGGAATGATGGTGATTTCTACATCAATACCTCTACTAACTTTTTATTTGGGCCTAAAGCTACAACTTGGCCAGCTGGGGTATCATTAGTTGGTCCTCAAGGTATACAAGGGATTCAAGGAATACAAGGTGAACAAGGGATACAAGGTATTCAAGGTGAAGTTGGGCCTCAAGGAGAAACTGGGAATGGGATTCAAAGCACTGTAAATAATGGGGATGGGACATTTACTATCACATTTACAGATGCTACTACATTCATAACCAGTGATTTTACTGGTCCGCAGGGAATACAAGGGATTCAAGGTGAGCAAGGAATTCAGGGTATTCAAGGTCCTCAGGGTATTCCTGGAGTAGATGGGAATAGAATATGGTATGGAGATGGGTTACCTACTGCCTTTGCATTTGCTTATCAGCAAGATGATTTCTTCATACAAACTACTGAAGGTAGTGAAACATTATGGGGACCATATGATGCTGTAACAGCTTGGGCTGCTGCTTCTACCCCTATAACAGGACCACAAGGCCCACAAGGTATTCAAGGACTTCCTGGGGCTGATGGTGCAGACGGAACAGATGGATTGGATGGTGCAGATGGGTTGGATGGTCAGGATGGGACATCAATACTTAATGGGTTAGAAGATCCATTACTTGTTACGGGTAATGCTGGGGACTTCTACATTAATACTGCAACTAATGTATTGTTTGGCCCTAAACTTATTGGGCAAGCTACATCTCAAGAAGCTTGGCAGTACAGCTCAGCTATATCATTAGTACCTGTAGTATCAGATATTGCTTTTGATGTAATAGAACTTACTGGGACTAGTAATACTATTCAAGAATCTCATCTGTACAAATACATTAGAATCAATAACTCTTCTGCTACAGACTACATAATTAACTCTAGTACATACCCTGTTGGGGCTGAGATAGTTATAGAGCAATCAGGAGCAGGACAGGTAACTATTGTACCTTCAGGAGTAACTATAAGATCTAGTCAATCATTAAAATCTTACGCTCAATACGCAGTAATGGCTTTGAAATTAGTCCCTGCAGCTGTTGGGAATGAATGGGTATTGAGTGGGGAAAGAGAAGCAGTATAAGTCATGGGATATTGGTCAGCAGTAGCAGGTTCATTTGGGAAAGTATTCTCTCAACCTATACCTTATTTTACTAGTGTAGAGTATAACTCAAACGCTAGATCTGGGATGTTTGGGTGTAGATTACTCAATGATACTTACACTGGGGATTGTATGAGAATTAGACGAGATAGAGACAATGAAGAGTTAGATATTGGGTTTAGTGGGAGACACTTAGATGCACAAGCTATTCATGACTTCTGCTTTGGGGATACATGTTATGTGACA